CAAGAAATGTTACTATGCAAGCTTGGTCATTTGGTAGGGTTAATAGTTATATGAGAGGAGATAAAGCAAGAACAGTTGATATGGCAATTTATAAAAGATATAGAAAATGAAACTTACTACAAGACAAAAAAATAAATTAAAAGAACATTCTGTTCATCATACAAAAGGTCATATGGATTTAATGAAAAGACTTATGAGAACAGGTGTAAGTTTTACAAAAGCACATAGAGAGGCTCAAAAGAGGGTTGGTAAATGAGTGACCCTAGAATAAAAAAATTTGGTCTTGCTGGTTTTAATAAACCAAAAAGAACACCAAATCACCCAAAAAAGTCACACGTTGTTTTAGCTAAAGAAGGCGACAGAGTAAAGCTAATTCGTTTTGGTATGCAAGGCGCAAAGAATAAACCACCTAGACAAGGCGAGTCAGATGCAGATAAAGCAAAGCGAAGATCATTTAAAGCAAGACACGCAAAAAATATTGCAAAAGGTAAAATGAGTGCTGCTTTTTGGGCTGATAAAGTCAAGTGGTCATAAATTTGGTATATTAATTCTTAAAAGCTACGCTTTAATTTATGTCAGAAGAAACCAAAGAGGTGGCTACGCCGCCAACACCAAACAACACAGAAGTTGAACAGTTAAAAGAATCAATAAAAAAATTAGAAGCTAAAAATTTTGAGTTAATAGGTAAAATGCAAAAAAAAGAATTAATGCAAGTGCCTGATGACTATGAGGCTTTGTTAGCTTTTAAACAAAAACATGAACGAGAACAGCTTGAAAGTGAAGGAAAGTACACAGAAGCTACACAGGCACTTGAACAGCAGTACCGAGAAAAATCTGCTGAAGATAAAAAAAGAATTGAAGAGCTAACCGCAAGAAACAGGGAGCTTGAACTTATTGCCCCTGCAATGCAAGCTTTGTCTGAAGTAACACATGACCCTGAGTTGGTATTAAATAATCTTGTGCCAAAAGATCAAATACAAATTAAAGAAGGTATACCAGTTGTAGTTGATGGATATGAACAACTGCCTGTTCAAGATTATGTAAAAAATAAACTTGAAAAAACAAAACCTTATCTGTTAAAAAATAAATTACCTACTGGTGGTGGTGCACCTATTGCAAGACCATCAACAGATAGTTTTTCAGAAGATATGTTAAAGCCATATTTAAAAGAAACATTTAATTTATCTGAGCAAGGAAGAATATTAAAAACTAAAGGTAGAGAAATACACGAAAAGTTGATTGAAATAGCAAATTCACGTTAGTATGTAAATATTAGGCAAAGTTACGCTAGGCCAAATAGGGTTACGCCCACACCGTTAAAATTATTTTTCAGGACATGGCAGTTCTTAGAAGTGATATTATTATCCCTGAGATTTTTACGCCTTATGTCATTGAACAGACCACTCAGCGAGATTCATTTCTTGCAAGCGGTGTGGTCGCACCAATGGCAGAGCTAAATGCAACAGAGGGTGGTGATTTCGTTAATGTACCTTTTTTCTCCGCAAATTTAAGTGGTGATTTTGAGGTTCTTTCAGATTCTTCTTCATTGACTCCCGGCAAGATTTCTACTGATAAACAAGTTGGAGTTATCTTACATCGTGGTCGTGCGTTTGAATCTCGTGATTTAGCTGCACTTGCAGCAGGTTCAGATCCAATGGCAGCAATCGGTCAAAAGATCGGTGCTTACATTGCAAACCAAAGACAAAAAGATTTACTTGCTTGTCTTGATGGAGTATTCGGTTCAATAAATGCTAATGACAGCAACAGTGCTTTCTTTGGTTTAACTATTGATTCTGAGTCAGGTGATACACCAACTGGTTTATCTCCAAAGCACGTTGCAAAAGCAAGAGCAATTCTTGGTGACCAAGGCGACAAGCTTACAGCAGTTTGTATGCATAGCAAGGTTTACTATGATCTCGTTGAGAGAAAAATGGTTGACTATGTTCTTGCATCTGATGGTAACGGCGGTTCTGCAACAGCAAGTGGTGGTACTATTGCCCCTGCATATGCTGGTGGAAACGATACAGTTCCTACATACTGCGGACTTAGAGTTATTGTATCTGATGATGTTTCCACTACTGGTAGTGGTTCTTCAACAGAGTACAGTACATATTTCTTTACTGCTGGCGCAGTAGCAAGTGGCGAGCAAGCTGGTCTTACAACAGAAACAGACAGAGACATTCTGGCAAAATCTGATGCTATGGCTATTGATCTTCACTATACATATCATCCTGTTGGTTCTAAGTGGGCTGTTACAACAACAAACCCAAATAGAACACAACTTGCAACCGTAGCTAATTGGTCGAAAGTTTACGAGACAAAGAACATTGGTATCGTTAGAGCAACTAACGTTTCAACTCAAGACTAAAGGTAATTAATTATGCCAAGCCAATTTGAAGTTACTGCTGGTAAGTTAGCTGGACCAACAACAGGTGGTACAGTAACCCAAGCAACAAACAAATCTACAGGTGTAACTCTCAATACAGAGAGTGGTCAAATAACCATGAACAACGCAGCTTTAGCTGCTGCTGCTGAAGTAACATTTACAGTTACTAATGACAAGATTGCTGCAACAGATGTTGTAGTGGTTAACCATGGTTCAGGTGGAACTGCTGGTTCTTATCTTTTAGGCGTCAGCACTATTGCTGCTGGTTCTTTTAAAGTAACAGTAACCAATGCTTCTGCTGGTTCTTTAAGTGAAGCTATTGTTATTAATTTTGTTGCACTTAAAGGTGCTTCAAGTTAATGGGAATGTTCGCTTTTAAGCGTATGAGAGAACAAGAGGCTGCCAAAGTGGTAGTCTCTGCTCCCTCTAAAAAAAAGAAAACCAAAGTAAAACAAAATGGCAATCTCGATAGACGCAACAGTAGGAGGAGCATCAGCTAACAGTTACATTACTTTGGCGGATGCAAATTCAATAGTAGAAGGTCTTGTTGCAGATGATGATGTAACTGCATGGGACGGTTCTAATGATGATAATAAAAACAGAGCTTTATTTACTGCTGCGGTTAGAGTTGACCGAGAAAGATTTTTAGGTGCAAGAGTTACTAATACACAAGCATTACAATGGCCAAGACAAGGTGTAAGAAAACCAGACACTTATATTAATACTTATTCAATAGGCTTTCCGTTTAGAATATCAACAGATTATTTTGCAGAAACAGAGATACCAGAACAAGTTAAAAAGGCACAAGTTATTCTTGCTGTTTACTTGAATAATAATCGTAATGGTTTAGGATTAAGTGGTCTTGAAGATTTTAAGAATGTAAAAATTGGTAATCTAGATGCAACACCGAATTTTTATGGTTCGGTTGGTGCTGATAGAGTACCACCACTTTTTGAACGGTACTTTACTGGTTTACGAATAAGTGGACCCGGCAATGTCGCAATTAAAAGGAGTTAACAATGAGCTACTACCCAGCTGCCAAAATCATTAATGATACTGATGCACATACAGGTCGATTTGGTTGTGTTCAAGCAATCAAAGATTCTGAAATTGCAACTTTAGTGGCAGAGAATATTACTGGTGATCTTACAAGTATTGATTTAAAATCAAATTGTAAAATTGAAGGTGTAATTACTAGCATTACACTTGCCAGTGGTACTGTTGTTGCTTATTTAATATGAGCCTTGCAAACGCCTTAAAAAAAGCTGCATCAAAAACACTAAGTAAACTTGGTGGAGATATAACCATAAGGCAAGTTACTGCTGGTTCATATAATACAACTACTGGTGCTATAACAGAAACAACTTCTGATACTACTATTAAAGGTTCTTTAAGTAATGTAAATAGGTCTGAGGTAAATGATCTTATTGAAGCACAAGATAAAATTTTGACCATATCTGCTGGTGATCTAACCTTTGTACCAACTACAAAAGATAAAGTTGTTATCAGTAATGTTGAATTTAAAATTATAAGTATTTCTGTTAATGAGCAAAATAATACGCCAATAAGTTTTGAACTTGTCTTAAGGTAATTATGGTTAGACAAATAAAGTTAGAACAGATTGATGATCTTATGGCAGAAGCAGTACAAGAGTTGGTGCAAAAAACAACATTACAGTGGACTACGTTAGCAAAGAAGGCTACACCTGTAGGCGAAACTGGTAATTTAAGAAATGATTGGAAAACTGATATTGGAAAATTTAGAGGCACAATTATTAACAGAATGGAATATGCAGAACCAGTAATTTATGGAACAGCATTACCACCAAGTTGGAAAGGTAGATACAGAACAAGACAACAGACCATAAAAGGCTTTCCAGAATTACAAGCAAAGCAACTTACAGTAGGTTATATTCCAAAAGAACTTAAAAGAATAATAAGGAGTAAATAATGGCAGCAACCGATCTTAATACAGTACGATCTACCATTGAAGGAAGATTGGCAACAGAGTTAGCATCAAGCCCTGTTATTCCTGTTGTATTTAATAATATGTCTTTTGATTCAACAACAGAAGATACTTTTGTACAATGTCAAACCAGCTTTGGGTCTGGCGGTTATTTATCAATGGGTGGCTCTGCAAACTCTACTAATAGTATTGTTGGTTTAATTGTTTTAAATATATTTACAGAGGAAGGTATTGGATCAGGCGCAAACTTTGTTATTGGCAAAAGATTAAGAGACCTTTACAATAATATTACAGTGTCAAATGTAATTTTTGATTCGCCAGTTGGACCAGAAGTTTTGGCATCTAGTCCAGAAGGCAAGTTTCAAACACAAATTAGAATTACATTTGAAATATATGAGGAACTTTAAATGGAAATAACAGAAGCAATGCTTGATGCAATAGAAGCAGTAAAAGGCAGGCGTAATCCTAATTATTGGGATAATCGTTGTAAACGATATATGGAAACACAAGAAAAATTAAAAAAAGATGTGAAAAAACCCAAAAAAGGTTAATATAAAATAAATACTTCTTTTTGTTATGGCTATTAAGGGTGATGTTGGCAAAATTATGTTTGAAAACGCTGGCGGTACGGAGGCTGACGTTGGACAAACAAGGTCTTGGTCTTTGTCTATTACTAAAGACACTATGGAGACATCAAAACAAGGCGATACATTTAAATCAAATATCGGCGGTTTAATAGCAGGTGAAGGTTCAGCAGAACTTCTTTATAATCCATCTGAAACAGGAGCAGGTTATACAACATTTATTGATGATGTTTTAACTACAGGAGATAATGCTGACGCATTATTTGAATTATTCCCTGACAGAGATACTTCAGCAAAAAAAATAAGTTTTGCAGGAATTATTACAAATGCGGAATATGGCGCAACACTTGGTGAAGTTCAAATAATAAATATTAGCTTCATTACAAGTGGTACCATAACTTCAGCTATATAGTACATTAGGGTAATTAAATAACTTATATGACAACAAAAAGAACCATCGACATCATCACTGACGGTTTCAGTGATGTAATGTCTGTAAGACGCAAATATGAATTAGAGTTACCTTCTGGTCAAAAAATTGATATTTATTTTCCGCCATTAACAAGATACGACAGACAAAAGGCACAAACTGCTGTTGGTACTGATGATGCTTTGATGGTTTCTACACAACTGCTTTGTCAGATTGCCCAAAAAGAAGATGGGACAAAAATGTTTGCTTTAGCTGATGCACCTGATCTACAAAGAATGTTACCAGAAAAAGTTTTAAATGATATTGAGCTATTTTTATTTGAATTAAAAATAGATGTTGAAACAGCAAAAAACGATTAAGGAGAAATAGCTGGCTTAACTTTGAGTTGTTTCTCGCTTCTGAATTAGGAAAAACATTAACTGAACTAAGACAAAATATGACAGAGGAAGAGTTTATATATTGGGTTGCATATTACGAAAATAAATCTGATAACGAAAAAAAGATGCGTCAAAGAGCAAATAACAGGTAAGATAAAAGAAATGTATTTTAAAAGCTAAGTGGCTGAAAGTATTGTTACCTTAAGAGTCGACACCAGAAATGCTGTAAGTTCTTTAAATAATGCTTCTGCAGCTACAAATAGATTATCAGTAGCATCAAAAGGTGCAACAAATTCTTTGGCTGCAACATCTACAGCAGCAAAAGGTTTAGGTATCGCATTAAGAAATAGTATTGCTCCAATTCTTGCTGTTGGTACAGCTTTCTCTGTCGTAAATAATAGTATTGGAACTTTTCTTGCAAGAGAAAGAGATGTTGCAATTCTTGAGCAAGGTATAAGAAATTTAGGTGCAGGTTCAGCTTCTTTAAGAGAATTACAAAAAGTAGCAGATGAATTAGGTAAAACAACTTTATTTAATCAAGAAGAGTTTACAAGAGGTTTTAACCTTCTTACAAGTTTTAGAAATATAGGAGTTGATTCATATTCAAGAGTTGCCCAAGCAGCAGCAGATATTGCACAGGTTAACCAAGTTGATGTCAGCACTTCTTTCATGCAACTTGCAAAAGCATTGCAAGATCCTGAGAGAAACTTATCAAACTTAAATCGTTCTGGTATTGCTTTCACTAAACAACAAACAAAAGTAATAAAAGAGTTAATGAAAACAAATCAGGTTGCCAAAGCGCATACCATGATTTTAGATATTGTAGATGAAAGTTATAATCAACTAGCCCAAGCTGCTGCTGTAGGATTTGCTGGTTCTGTTGATACTTTAGGCGAATCTTTCCGTGATTTCAGCGAAGCCTTAGGTAAATCACTTATACCTGTTGTTGAACCTGCAGTAAAAGCCTTAACAGCTTTATTAAATGCATTAAGTGGTGAAGGAGGGCAGGCGGTAGCAATTATTTCTGGTGCTGCATTAGCTTTTAAAGGATTATCTGTAGTAATAGCTGCGACAAAAGCACAACTTGCAACAATGTCCATTGCGGCTGCGGCAGCAAGTGGTCAATTAGGTGTAACTACAACAATGGCTTTTGCTACTGCTGGTGGTTTTGCAAAGGCTACTGCAATGGCTACTGCATTTAAAGTTGCTTTAGCAAAAACAGGAATTGGTTTGGTTGTCATAGGTCTAGGTATGTTTATTACAAAATTATTAGAAGCAAATAATGCACAAAAAGAATTTAATGATTTACTAGAGACTGGTACTGCTACTGCAATAAACCAAAGAATAGATGAACGGCGACAAAAAATTGAAGAATTAGAAAAGTCAATAAAAGAAGCAAACAAAACTGCAGATATATTTAGATCACTTCTTGGCCCACAATTAGCTCTTTTTGGAGTTAAGGGTATAGCTGATATGAAACTTGAAGTCAAAAAACTTAAAAAAGAAATAGAGGATCTTCAAGAAGGTTTACCAAATGCAGAAGCAAGGGATCTTGCAGTTGAATTTGAAAGGCACAGAAAAACATTAACAAACTCAAATGCACAATTAGAAAAAAATCTTATTATTAATCAAGAAGAAACAGAATTAGCAAAAATAAGAAAAGAACACGAATTGGCAGTGCAAGCAATAATTGAAGAGCATGGTGTGGTGCGTGGTCAAGAATTAATTTTATTGCAAAATGCAAATTTAACATTAAAAGAACAAGAATTGCAATTAAAAAGAAATCAAGAAAATGCAAAAAGATTAAAAGATGTATATAAAAAAATTGGAGATGACATTGCAACTGGAATTTCTGATGCCTTACATGATGCAGTATTCCAGACAAAATCTCTTGGAGATGCTGCAAGGTCAATATTGCAAGGTATAGCAAGTGACCTTTTGAGGCTTGGTATAAACACACTTTTAAAAAGTACAGGTTTTGGTTTATTTTCTAATTTGACCGGATTTGCAAATGGTGGTAGACCACCTGTTGGCAGACCATCAATCGTAGGGGAAAAAGGTCCTGAAATTTTTGTACCTTCTTCTGCTGGCACTATTATTCCAAATAATCGTATAGGTGGTGGTGTTACAAATAATATTGTTGTTAATGTAGATGCATCAGGTTCGAATGTAGAGGGTAACGAACAACAAAGCAGAGAGCTTGGTCTTGTTCTTTCTTCTGCTATTCAAGCCCAACTAATTCAAGAGAAACGACCCGGAGGTTTACTTGCATAATGGCTACATTTCCATCATTTACACCTACTTATGTTGGCTATAGTAAAAAATCGGCACCAGTAAAAAGACTTGTTCGTTTTGCAGATGGTTACGAACACAGAGTTTTGTTTGGTTTAGCTAGTCATCAAAACCCAAAAACATTTACTGTTCAATTTAATGAGTCAGAGCAAGATGCTGATGTTATCGAGGCATTTTTAGATAGTAGAGCTAATGATCAAGCAAGCTTTACTTTTACACCAACTGGCGAAGGTACATCAAAAACTGGGACATACAGCCAATCTGGTACCACCATTACAATCACTGTTACCAAACATGGTATAGCTATTGGCGAAACTGTAACCCTTGATTTTACAACTGGTTCTGCAACAGATGGTACTTTTATTGTTGCTTCATCTGCTACTGTAGATACCTTTACTGTTACTGCTGCTGCAGGTGCAACAAATAGTGGAAATGTATCTGTAACTGTATCTGGCGCAAAGCAATATGTTTGTGAAAACTGGACAAAAACTATTCCATATAATAATAGAGCAATTTTAAGTTGTACATTTAGAGAGGTGTTTGAACCATGAGTAGTAGTGTTATAAGTGATATTCAATCAATAAATCCTTCTTCAATAATTGAATTATTTACACTTACTACAACTGCTGCTTTGCACGGATCTGCTACAACATATAGATTCCATGCAGGTTCAAGTTTAAATTCTAATGGCGAGATTGTTTGGGCTGGTAATACATACCAAAGATTCCCAGTACAAGTAGAAGGCTTTGCATATCAGAAAGGCCAACTACCAAGACCAACTCTTACTGTAAGTAATGTGCTTGGAACTATTACATCAATACTGCTAACTGTTAATGAAACAACAACTGGTAATGATTTAACTGGCGCAACCGTAACAAGAATAAGAACACTTGCAAAATTTATTGATGCTGTTAACTTTGCTGGTGGTGTAAATCCATATGGTACGCCAGACCCTAATGCAGAGTTTCCACAAGAGATATATACGATTGATAGAAAGTCGCAAGAAACAAGAGAGGTTGTGAGTTTTGAGCTTGCCGCACCTATTGATCTTGCTGGTGTTCGTGCGCCAAAAAGACAATGTACAAGAGCAGAATTTCCTAGTATTGGTCGAATAAAAATATGAGTTGGAAGCAAGATGCCTTGGTTCATGCAAAAGAGCAAGACCCAAAAGAGTCTTGTGGTTTATTGGTGGAGATAAAAGGAAAAGAAAAATATTTTCCTTGTGGAAATTTATCAACCTATTCACAACAATGTTTTATTATTGACCCAGATGATTATGTAAAAGCTGAAGAATCTGGAAATATTTTAGCTGTTGTACATAGCCACCCTGTAACACCACCTACTGCAAGTCAAGCAGATAAAATAAGTTGTGAAAATTCTGAACTGCCTTGGCATATAGTAAATCCCAAAACAGAGCAATGGGGTTACTATGAGCCAAGTGGTTATAAGCCACCTTTAATTGGTAGGCATTGGGTTTGGGGTATTACTGATTGTTGGGCTTTGGTAAGGGATTGGTATAAAGAAACAAAAGGTATAGTTTTGCGTGATTGGGATAGACCAACAACACCTGAAGAATTTATTGCAGACCCAATGTTTGAAAGATGTGCATGGCGAACTGGTTTTAGACAATTAAGACCAGAAGAAAAATTACAAAATGGTGATCTGTTATTTATGTCAATTATGGCTACAGGTTTAAATCATGTGGCGATTTTTTTAGATGGCGATGTTTTACATCATTTAGCAGATAGAATAAGCTGTAAGGAACCATACAATGAATGGTTATTGAAATGTACTGGTATGAGGCTACGTTATGCTCCGTAAGGTTAAACTGTATGGCGATCTTGTAAAAGTAACAGGCCATAAAGAATTTGAAGTTGCCGTAAATACAACAGCACAGGCTGTAAGTTTTTTAATAAATAACTTTCCGCAATTAGAAAGTTATATGTCAAATAAGTATTATCAAGTGTTATGTGATAAAAATGATGTTGGTATTGATGAATTACATTATCCTGTTGGTCAATCAGATATAAAGTTTGTTCCTGTAATATCTGGTGCTGGAGGTAATTTAGGTAAAATTTTATTAGGTGGTGCTTTAATTGCAATGAGTTTTGGTGTTGGTGGTTTATTTACAAATCCTTTAACAATAGGAGGAAAAGGCTTTTTTGGTTTTGCTGCTGCTGGTACAGGAGCCAAAGCTGCTTTTGGTATTGGTGCTGCATTGGTCCTTTCTGGTGTAAGTGGTATGTTGTTTCCAGTACCAAAATTACCAGAATTTAGTTCAGAGCAAGATCCAAGATTATCCTTTAGTTTTAGTGGAACACAACAAACATCTAGGGCTGGAACACCTGTTCCTGTTGTTTATGGAGAGATTGTAACTGGTTCTGTTGTTATAAGTGGCGGTGTAGATACTGAACAGGTACAAGTATGACAGATAAACGTAAAATTATTCGTGGTGCTGGTGGTGGTGGTAGTCCTCCGCCTCCTCCGCAGCCGACAAGAACACCTGACACTTTACATAGTAAGCAGTTTGCAACCTTTCTTGATCTGATTAGTGAAGGAGAGATAGAAGGAAGTGCGTCTGCATCAAAAGAAGGTATTACAGACAAAACATCTACTGCATACAAAAACGCATACCTTAAAGATGTATTTTTAAATGATACTCCTATTCTTAAAGCAACAGCCTCATCATCAAGTCCAGCAACAACTGATTTTAACTTTCAAGATGTTACTTTTAATTCAAGATTTGGTACAGCAGATCAAACAAAAATTGTTGGCATTGAGAGTAGCCAATCAACAATTCCAGTTGGTGTTACTGTTACAGCAGATAGTCCAGTAACGAGACAAATTACAAATACAAATGTTGATCGAATTAAAGTATCAATAACATTTCCACAGATACAGATAGCAACAGAACAAGGAGATTTACTTGGAGATACAGTAAGTTTTAAAATTTCTGTTCAATATAATTCTGGTGGCTTTACTGATGTTCATACTGATACTGTTACTGGTAGAACTGCAGACGCATATCAAAAAGATTTCTCTGTTGAAGTTACAGGTGCATTTCCTGTTGATATAAGGGTTACAAGAATTACCGCAGATAGTACAAGCAGTAGTACAATAAATGCTTTTCAGTGGACAAGTTTTTCTGAAATAGTTGATGATGCTTCTACTTATGCAAACTCTGCTTATAACGCAATAAGATTAGATTCACAACAGTTCAGTTCAATACCAACAAGAAAATTTAGAATCAGAGGAATAAAAGTAAGGATACCGGGTGCTGGTGCATCAAGCTCTGGAACACCAACTGTTGATACTGCAACTGGTCGAATTGTTTATCCTGATGGATATATTTTTAATGGTGTTCTTGGTGCTGCTGTATGGACTTCTTGCCCAGCAATGATTTTATTAGATTTACTTACAAATACAAGATATGGTTTTGGGGATCATGTAACTGACAGTAATCTTGATTTATTTTCTTTTGTAACTGCCAGTAAGTTTGCAAATACTCTTGTAGATGATGGCTTAGGAGGACAAGAGGCTCGATTTAGTTGTAATGTAAATATCCAATCATCAAGTGAAGCTTTTGAACTTATAAATGAACTTGCTGGTGTGATGAGATGTATGCCAATCTGGTCTGCTGGAACAATTACAATTACACAAGACTCGCCAAAAGATGCCAGTTATCTATTTAATTTAAGTAATGTTACCTCTGATGGTTTTAATTATTCTGGCAGTAGTTTAAAACAGAGACATACTGCTGTTGCTGTTTCATATTTTAATATGGACAGTCAAGAAATAGATTATGAGGTTGTTGAAGATAGCACTGCTCAAAGTAAATTTGGCATAATAACAAAACAAGTAAAAGGTTTTGGTTGTACATCAAGAGGACAAGCTGCAAGATTAGGTAGAGCAATATTATTTGCAGAACAAAACGAATCTGAACTGGTAAGCTTTTCAACTTCTATAGATGCTGGTGCTGTTGTAAGACCGGGTGCAATTATTGATATAAATGATCCTGTTCGGGCTGGTGTAAGAAGAGGTGGAAGGCTTGCTGGTGTAACTTCTACAACTGTTGTTACTGTTGATGATACTAATGCAACAGATTTTGCTGTAGATGCCTCTGGTAATCCTGTCGGTGATGCAAAGTTAAGTTTAGTTTTACCAGATGGTACCGTTGAGATTAAAGATATAAGCAGTATTTCTGGTGCAACGATAACAGTATCAGAAGCTTTTTCGCAGACACCAAATGTAAATACAATTTGGATAATTTCAAACGTAACAATAGAATCTCAAAAATTCAGAGTAATTACTGTTGAAGAACAAGATGGTATCAACTATTTAATAACAGCACTTTCTTATGTTGAAGGAAAATATGCTTTTATTGAAGATGGCACAGCATTACCAGCAAGAAATGTAAGCATTTTAAATGAATTAAAAGAACCACCAGTTGGTCTTACAGCACAAGAAACTATTGTTCCAATTAATAACCAAGCAGTTTCAAAAATATTTATAAGTTGGCAACCAATAGTAGGTGTAATTGAATATCAAATAAATTACAGATATGAAAATGGCAATTTTGTTTCTGAAAAAGTTTCAAGACCTGATTTTGTTATTTTTAATAGTCAGCTTGGAACATATGAGATTCAAGTATTCAGCTACAATGTACAAGGCCAACTCTCTGCTACATCTACTGATTTAACATTTGAAGCTGTTGGTAAAACAGCATTACCTCAAGATGTTACTAATTTAAGAATTGAACCTATTAACGACCAATTTGTAAGATTACGTTTCGATAAAGCTACAGATGTTGATGTAGTACATGGTGGAAACGTGGTAGTCAGGGCGTCAAATATTGCTGATGGTACAGCAACTTTCACAAATTCTGTTGATGTTATTCCCGCTTTGCCGGGTAACATCAGCGAATCAATCGTTCCAAATATTGTTACAGGGGAATATATCTTAAAATTTAGAGATGACGGTGGCAGACTAAGTTCTGGCGAAACATCTGTAATAGTTACAAGCCCTGATCCTTTTCCAAAATTAACTATTTTAGAAGATAGAGAGGATACTGATTCACCACCTTTTGCTGGTACAAAAGTTGATTGTTTTTTCTCTGATGATGTAAATGGTCTTGTTCTAGGATCACTTGATTTATTAGATGGCGTTACAGATTTTGATGCGATTGCTGATTTTGATTTTCTTGGTGCTGTTGATATTACTGGCGGTTCTTATGAATTTGCAAATACTTTGGATTTAGGTGGCAAGCAGCCTTTAAGATTACGCAGACATTTTGTGACCCAAGGTTTTTATCCAAATGATTTAATTGATAAAAGAACTGCAAATATTGATACATGGTCTGATTTTGACGGTGCTACTGCCTTTGATGTTGGGGCTTCTTTACTCGTTGCCACAAGTGATCTAGATCCTGATTTATCAGTGTCAGCCACCTATGGACAAAGTGGTACGACAATTACAATAACAAAAAGTTCGCACGGATATTCTGTCGGCGATTTTGTTGTTATAGATTTTACTGCTGGAAGTGCAACAGATGGTAATTATGAAATTGTAACTGTACCAAGTTCAAGCACCTTTACAGTTACCTCAGCTACAAGTGCAACTATATCTGCTGGAACAGCTTGTACTTATGGCGCAAACTTTTCAAGGTTTAATCCTTTTGTAAACGGAACTTATGTTGGTCGTGGTTTTAAATTTAGATGCGAAATGGATTCTGATGACCCAGCACAAAGTATTGAAATAGATCAGCTAGGATATACAGCAGAACTAGATAGAAGAACAGAACAAAGGTCAAATATTTCTTCTGGCACATCAGCATCAGGACTTGATGTTACATTCGATCAGACATTCTTTACAGGTCAAGCTGGAACAAGTGTTGGGGCAGGTACACAGTTGCCTAGTATTGGTATTACAGCAAATGATTTATCAGCAAATGAAAGATTTGAACTAACAAGTATTAGTGGAAGTGGTTTTAATATTAAATTTTTAAATGCTGGTAACGCTGTACAGGATAAAACATTTAGTTATACTGCAACTGGTTTTGGTCGAGGCTCTTAAATTATGATAACCTTAAAGAAAAATTAGAGTAAAATGGCTACCCACGATTATGTTATAGACAATAGTACAGGTGCGAATGTTCGTAGTGACTTAAATAATGTATTGCAAGCGATATTAACAAATAACAGTTCTGGTTCTGCTCCTAGTACCACTGCAAGTTATATGCTTTGGGCTGATACAAGTAATAATATATTGAAGATGAGAAATACAGCTAATGATGGCTGGATTGATTTAAGAACACTAACTGGTGGTATAACTTCTAGTGCTGATGCAACAATAAATTCTGTAGCTATTGGTAAAGGAGCAAACTCTGTTGCTGGTAACACTGTTCTTGGAGAAAGTGCTTTAGATGCTTCTGTTTCTGGTGGGAATAATACTGCTATTGGAAATTCAGCATTAACAACTTTAACTTCTGGCGCACAAAATACTGCGGTAGGAAAAGCTGCACTTGAAGACAATACAACTGGTTCTGATAACACAGCTTTTGGGGCTGGTGCTTTAGGCGATAATACAACTGCAAGTAACAATACTGCGGTAGGTAGATTAGCCCTTTTTGCAAACACAACTGGATCAGGACTTACTGCTATAGGTAAAGGTGCTTTAGATGCAAATTCAACTGGTGAGTTAAATACTGCCGTAGGGCAAGAAGCTCTTGCTGCTAATACAACCGCAAGCAACAATACGGCTGTTGGTTGGAAATGTTTACTTTCAAACACAACTGGAACTACTAACACAGCCGTAGGAACTAGTGCCCTAGATGCTAATACCACTGCTAATGCAAATACTGCTATTGGTTTTGGTTCTTTAGGAGCTAATACAACTGGTGCTGCAAACTCTGCTTTAGGGTCAAACGCACTAGAAAATAATACTACAGGTGGTAGTAACGTAGCAGTAGGTCAACAGGCACTTACAAACAATACAACAGCATCTAACAACACAGCAGTCGGAAAAGATGCGTTGGAAGCAAACACAACTGGAGCAGCCAGCACTGCGGTTGGATTTAGTGCTTTAGATGCTAACACCACTGGCGATCAAAATACTGCCTGTGGAAATAATGCTTTAGGAGCTAATACAACTGGACAATACAACACTGCATTAGGTACCCAAGCTTTAATAAACAACTCAACCGCTTCAAATAACACTGGTCTAGGAGCATTTACTTTATTAACAAACACAACTGGAACAAATAACGGAGCAGCTGGATACAGTGCATTATATAATAACACCACAGGAAGTGCTAATAATGCGTTTGGATATTTTTCTTTGTACTCTAATACAACTGCTGGTAACAACAGTGCTTTTGGACACGCTTCACTAAGATTAACTACGACTGGTGCAAATAATAGTGCTTTTGGTATGGAAGCACTTAGAAATAATACAACTGGAACAAAAAATACTGCTGTAGGCTCTAATTCAGCAGATGCAA